TACATGCAGATAGGTTAGTAAGTGGCACAGGAACTACTTTTTCTGCATCGGGCACAGCAGTAGCTTTAGGATTAGCCTCTGGAGAAAGTGGAATTGCAGTTAGAACGGGTGAAACTACCATGTCACCTATGACTTTTGAGGTTGGTTCGTCTACGGTTGGCTCTATAAGCTGCACTAGTGATGCGACTAGTTATAACACAACATCAGACTATAGGCTTAAAGAAAATATAGTAGATATGTCTGGAGCTATGGACAGAATAAAAGAATTAAAACCGAAAAGATTTAATTTTAAGACAAATACGGATAAAACTGTAGATGGTTTTTTAGCGCATGAAGCTCAAAAAGTCGTTCCTGAAGCTGTTACAGGCGACAAAGATGGTTTACTAAATGGACAAATACTCGCTCAATCTATAGATCAAAGTAAATTAATTCCGTTATTAACAGGAGCATTACAAGAAGCCCTTGCAGAAATTGATGCTTTAAAAGTTAGAGTGGCTTTTTTAGAAGAAAAATAAATGACTAGTAGCTTTACAGTAAACAATGGACTTGAAAAACCTGATTCGGGAGATCAAGAGGGTCAATGGGGTGTTACACTTAATACTAATTTTGACATCATTGACCGGGTATTGTCTGGCGTTGGTTCTGTTTCATTATCTGGAACTACTCACACTTTAACTACTACAGATGGAACATTATCTGATGGTATGTTTAAAGTTTTAATTTTTGGCGGATCTCCTAGTGGTACTAATACAGTAACCATAAGTCCTAATGATCAAGATAAACTTTATTTTATTGTTAATAGTAGCGGTCAATCTATTATTATAAAACAAGGTTCTGGTGCAACAGTTACTATAGCTAATGGAGCTTTTAATATTGTTTATGCTGATGGCGCAGGAAGTGGCGCAGCAGTTGCTAGTTTGTTAGCTAATGACATAGTTTTTGGTGATGATGTAAGTCTACAAAGCGATGGCGCAGTGCTTAATTTTGGCGCAGATAATGATGTTACTTTAACGCATGTAGCAGATACAGGTTTAATTTTAGAAACAGCAGCAGATAGTGTAACTACACTTTTGCAACTTTTATCTGATGATGCTGGTTCAGGTGCGGGGCCTTTTCTAAGACTAAAAAGAACTTCGGGTTCTCCTGCGGACAATGACAATGGCGGTATTATTGTTATGGATATGGAGAACGACAATAATCAACAGTTTGATGCAGTTCAAATATTAGCTAAAGCAACAGACGTTTCTGACGGAAGTGAAGATTCTCAATTATTACTCGCAACTATGGTTGGCGGATCATTAGTTACAGGTGCAACTATTACAGGTGGTGGAATTACATTACCCAAAGGTGCTATGTCAAAT